ACACATTCGGGTCATCTACAATGTACGCCATTGCATCAGATGCAACGGTTGACGCAGGCCAAAGCTGTGAAAACACCTTTTGTCCTGAGTTAGGGTCGGTGTATGAGCAACCCATAAAGATACCTACCATATCAATAGCGGTTGAATCATCACCTGTGCCGGACTGCTTTTCGATTGTGGTCGCTGTACCACCGTCTACTAGCTGTGCAATATCGCCCATTGCGATATCAGTGCCGTAGCCAGAAGCAATAGGATACTGGCGGAATACTTCCAAAGACCCAGAATCTAAACGACCAATCGGGCGCAGACCGAAAGGAGCGGCAGTTGAAGACATTTGCTTATTCCTCTCTTCTATCTAGCCATTAACATAACGGTAAGCGCCTAATTAAAGTCACTTACCAAACGAAGTTTTCGTAGACCGTTCTGGATTTAGAACAGGCATACGAGGGTCAGATTGACGTAGATAATTATTATCTACAGATTCTATCTGCTGTGCGTTCATCTCATCGTGCGCTTCACGCCGAGATTCTGCAAAATCGGTTGAGTTCTCGCAGAGTAGCAAGCCTCCAACCTCAACATTACCTTCAAATCGAGAGTCGATATCAGGCAACACTTGTAATTCAGGATGGTCCTCTGCCTTGACTGGCGTCCAACCCTCACGAAATTTAGACGACACATTGGTGTTGTCAGCCTGCCCTAAAGTTGATGTGCGTACCCAGCGATATTCAACACCTTCGCGGGGTTCGGGGGTAGGTAACATGGTCGGTCTTTGCCAAGTTTTTTTACGAGCCTCGTTGTCACGGGACTTGTTTGAGCGTGGGGTTCTGTCAGACATTAGATGCCTCCTTCAAGAGTTGCGCCGCATATTGTTCTGCCGTAAGGCCAAGGCGCTTGGCGAGAGCGACTTGTGTTGAGGTTAATTGCACTCTGCGTGGTTTCTTTGCACTCCGCTGTGCGGGGGCAACCACGGGGCCAGTTTGACGAACAGGTGCTTCTTCCTCAATAATCTGTTCACCAAACTTGTCTGGAAACCGCTGACGCATCTCTGCGTCAATACGGTTATAATACTCATCTGCTTGTGTTTGGGGGTTGATTCCTTCTTTTACGAGACTCTCATGCACCCCAAAAGCAAATCCTGTCATAGCTGTGTCATTACCAAACCATTCATTCTTGGCCGCCCACGCTTTTGTTTTTGCGTCTGGCTCTGGAACTTTGGCCTTCTGTGCCAGCGGCTCTGGGATTTCCTTAGCCTCTGGCTGAGGTTTTGGCTTGTAAGACTCAACCCTAAATTTTTCATTCTGGAGTGCAGTAAGTTTTTCCTGTGCCTCAATTAACTTGTCAGGGTCACCTGTCTCATAGGCTTCCTTGTAGTCAGATTTTGCACGGTCTAACTGTGCGTCAACACGGTCCTTAGCCTGCTTAACCAAAACTCCCTCACCCTCTTCAAGGGTTTTACGGAGCTTTTGATTCTCCTCATAAATTTTTCGGGCGTAATCAACGGCCTCGTCTTGAAGTCTTGACGCCTCTTCTTTGCGGCGGCGCTCTTCGTGAAACTCATACTTCAGTTGCTTAATGCGCTTTTGCACATTCTCACTGTAGTTTGCAATCTCATCATCTTCCGGAATTTGCGGTTCAGCATCTTCCGCACGGCGAGGTTTGCCCTTATCAGCTTCAGGTGTATCGTCAACGATATCAACCTCAAGCTCATTATTCGATTCCAATTCCACTTCAGTGAAATCTTCTTCTTGTTTTTCGGCTGTATTATTATTCATGCTCTTGTGTATCCCCTTGGGTCATCGACAACAGCCTCAACGGTGTCGTCATTAATAAGACGGAACTCCTGTTTTTCAATCTTAAACCGTGTGCCGGAATATGAACGAAAAATTACGAAGTCACCTTCCTTACAGTACGGGCCATTGGGAAACTTGTCTGCATCCCTATATGCGTCTGGCCCAGCCTTCACTACAAAACCAATGACTGATGCGGTTTGTTCCGCTTGCTTCAGTGCATCTGGCATATAAATACCGGCTTCTGTTTTTTCTTTAACCTCAAGTGGCTTTATTAAGAGTTTGTAACCAGTAGGTTCTGGCATCTTGCGGGCGACATTTTCGTCAACCGTTTTTTCAGCAGAATACATTTCTGTTCCTTTGCAGTGATTTAGGTTCACAGTACCTTGCAGGTTATCCCTGAAAGTCTCCACAAAACAATATAGCGTAAGAAATGGCCTTACGGAACCCTTACGCCTCTTCTAGTCTTTTCTCCAAATCAAGAATGTCACGTTCTATTAAGGCCAAAGCCTCAACTTTGCCGACAAGGCGGATATATTCTTCATGGTCTTGACAACCGCCGCCAGCCATGTGGTCAGCTATGTCATTCATATAAACTCGAATTTTATCCTTTATCACTTCCAGCATCATTTATCTCCTCTGTTAGCTCTTTACCAAGTTCAATACCGTATTTTAAATCTTCACGCTGTCCCTGATAGCGAGTTTTAGCTAAATCAACGCCAAGTCTTGCGCCATCACGCCGCTCTTCGGATTCAATTCTTTCTTCTTGAACAGCAATATTTGCCTGTGACTTATCCATATCTGCTTGTAACTTGGCTATGTCAAGCTGTTGTTTGTGCTGGAACTCAGCCTCTTTAAGGGCAATTTCACGCTGTTGAATCTGTGTAAGTGGGTCTTGCTGTTGTTGCATGGCTTGTTCTTGCGCGGCCTCTGCCTGATTCTTATTAAGCAGTTTATCTGCCGCCTGCGCCGCCAAGCGAGAAATTTCAATTTCAACATCTTCTGGAAGAGGCTTGTCCTCATTAGGCATACCAACGCCGAGATTTTTCTCAATTTCTTTGCGATACTGAAACGCAACGTGTTCCGTTATATGCGCTGAAAGGGCGGCTTGTATTGCGCCAGCAAAAGGAGACTGCCCTACAATTTCCTGTAACTTGGGGTCTTGTGCGGCGGCAATGTGAACCTGAATGTGTGCCTCATGGTCTTGATACTTAAATGCCTTTACAGGCTCTTGTTTCAAGATAGCCATGTTTTCTGTAACTGGGTCAGACGGCGCAACATCCTCTGGCAACTTTACGATTTGGTCGGCGTCTTTGATTCCAAGCACTTCGAGCATCTGACGATGCAACTGACCCATGTTGTAAAGATTGGGAGCCTGTTGAGCAAGTTGCATAGCCGCTTGATATTGCACGACTCTTTGTGACATGGTTGCGGCGTTGGGGTCTGAAACCGGGATAATATCAACCCTATCATCGAAATCCTCCTGACGATTAAAGTCACCCTCTAGTTCATATGAATATTCTGGACCCATATAGTCTTTGATTACCTTGCCCAATATTCTTAGTTCTTTTTTAAGGGCGGCGTGAAGGCGGGCCTGTACACCAGACATCACCTTCATGGAGCGCTCCATCAGCGCGAGCGTAGTTCCGACCGGAGCTTGCGGGTTGAGGTTTCCAACTTGTACATCAGCAACGGAGCCAATCCTTCTCCCCTCTTCCACGATATTTCCGAGCAGTTGGTATAATACCGATGATGGTTCCTTGTAAGGAAGGAATGCAATCGAGTCCCTAATTGCACCCCCCGGCACGTCCACGTCACGGAACTCACCCGGCATGAGAGGCGAATCGTCACCTTTAATACGCAGTCCGCGAGCTTTAAGACCAGCGGGGAGATTAGAGAGTGTACCCGCATCAATAAGTTGGCGCAGAATACTTGTGGCACTTTTAGCAAGACCACCAATAAGATGAATAAGACCTGTTCCGTAGAACCCAAGCCCCGGTAAGTATCGGTAGTGAACAAAGTGCGCTCTTTTACGCTTTTTAATATCTTCTTCATACCAGTTCCTCCTTATAGACAAAATTGTCAAACTGGATTTATCAACAGTTACAACATACGGACGAGCTATGCCATCTGGGTCATCGAAAGGCTCTGGCAGATTTAGGTCAGCGTGAACCTCAAGAATGGTGTGTCTGTCATCCTCCTCCAAAACGGCGGTTTCGCCATCAATCTCATCATACTTTTCTTGGATGTCTGAATAGTCTGGCTCTGGGTCAGGTAACTCAACATCAAGGTAAAAGCCATTAACCTGAAGCTCGATAATCTCATTTGGCGTCTTCTTCATAACATGAGTGTAACGAGGTGCGGTGGCTAAATCAGCCGCGCCATAAGAAACAACAAAGTCTTCCGCAGGGACAAACATTGCCGCAGGGCGCTCATTGATTGGGTCGTAGTAAACCTTTTTGAAAGCAGAGCCTGCTAAAGGCAAGCGAAACAGCATTTGTTCTGTTTCATCACGATACTCACTCATCTCCTCAGTCAGAAGATAATTCATTTCGTTTTCAACGCGAGTGGCCTGCTCCATTTTTTCTGGGTCGCGCTTACCAACGACCTTCGTTCTTACAGGGCCAGACGCAGGGAATATCTCACCCATGGCCTGAGCCTGAAAGCGGACGACTGCTTCAGTCAGGACAGGGTGAAACACACCAGCCGCACCAGCCCAAGGCTGTGTGCGCTCCTCTATTTTCATGCCAAGAAGGTCTAATCCTTTGACGTAAGACCTTGCCCACTCTTTGCGAGACTGTCTATCCGCCACAAAATCATCAACGATTTCAGACGCTAATGCTTGTAATTCAGCGTCCTCAATAAATTCAGCGAGATTGCCGTCATGCTCCGGCCCCATAATCTCTTCAGCCATTTCGCCAGTGAAGTCGATAACCATTGACTCACCCTCAACGGAGATGCCAACAGCGTCTGGATTTACAACCTCAACTTCAACCTCACCTGTGCCTGCCATCTCTAATTCGGCAGGAGACATTTGTTTTTCTACAGCCATGATAAATTCCTGAGTTAGTCGTCCTTTTGCATGATAACAGAATACCTAGCGTGATGGGAGCCTGCAAAGTCAGAGACTACCCTCCAGCCCTCTTCTTGGTACTTTTTCACTTCGTTATGGGAGACATAACGCAATGTAAATTTTTTAGTAATATTCAACTGGTCGTCTGTATGTTTGTTCGTCATCCCAATCATCCATAGAGCTTCTAATCCAACCACCCTGACGGAATCTCAGTAATGCTTGTGTTGTTGAGTCAACCAAGTCATCATTCTCTCCCGCAGGAAATGCCGCGCACTCCTCAATGACTTCCTCAGCCCATCTTGTGGCTGGACACCATATTACACCGGAAGCAAAAAGGTCGCTGACAGCATTAACCCTCGCTATCTTATCCTGTCCACGAGATGGTGTAAACTCTGTGACGGGAATACCCATGGCCCTAAGCTCAAAAATCAAAGGCGCACC